TGCATTAAGGAAAAGTTTAATCTATAATAACTCTCCAGATCCATATGGATCAGGCCTATCCGAAAAAACTGGATAGTCCCTCCAGAGTGACCTCACTTTCAACATCTGTATTAGGGTTTTTGACTGTCACCTTATGAGATAACTTAGGCATTGTCTCAAAGAACTTTTCAACTTCTTTGAATTGTTGTGAGTTCATTTGCTCCAAGAAATCATTCATTTCTTTCTTGGTACAATCAGATGCTGTCCAAACTTCTTCATCACTAAAGATCTTATCAATACAAGAAGTAATTAGTTTGAAGGATTGCTCCATCAAATTTTCTTCTTCAGCATCAAAGTTATTCTTAACAAATTGTTCCAATGATGGATACTTCATTTCCATCATTAGGTTATCATCAAGTTTGATTAGATTGGTATGATCTTCGCTCTTATGAACTTTAATCTCATCAATATTAATCTTCACTGGTACTGAAGTTTCTTCATCATCAGGACAGATGATTTGAAGTTCTACTTCTTCACCAACAGATTTACCACGAATATTCAAGAACAAGTATTCAATATCAAAGGTGGGTAAAGAATCAATCTTGACACCTCTAGTAATGATACAGTTTTTGATTACTGATTTGATAGCATTAGTAATTTGTTTCTGATCATCAGATTCTAATGCAATCACTAGAAGTTTTTCTTCTTTTACCAAAAATGGTCTATACTTAATAGTCTGTTCAGTTGAAGGCAATTCCAATTCATAGATTGGAGTCGCAATCTTAGGTAAAGGCATTTTAAAAAATTACAATTCAGATGAAGTTATTTAGATGCTTATTGGAAGGCAGATGAGAAATCAATACCAGTGGTTCGTAGGGTGCTTCTCTGTACCGGATCAGTAGGAAGTGGTGCAGTGTCACCCCCAGCCACTCCTAAATCATTAGCATTGTCCGCACCATCAAATCTTGCTGGAGTATACTTGGAACTATACACTCCACTAGTCACAACGTATCTACTATAGGATAGTGACACTGAGACTTTCAATAGTTGAGATGCATCATAAGAAACTGGCATTGAGTTAATACTTGATGGGAATGCATCAATAAACTCATATCTCAAGTACTTACCTTCAAGATTTCTTTCAAACTTAGTAATCAAGAAGTTTGTTCTATAGTCTTTTGGATATTGCACTCTATAACTATTTGATCCCAATCTTTGATCATTGCTTCCAGTAATATATGCAATCCAACTTTCAAAATATCCAATCATTTTGTAGTCTGAATCTACATAAAACTGGAAGTCTGCTCTATCATCATACATTCTCCTATATCCATGCTTCTCAGTTACACCATGAAAATCATTTGTAATATCCATAGTAGCAACTGAAGATCCTGGCAAGGAAGCCTCAGAACATGATAGTGTAATTAATTCATTCGATGGTTTAACAAATCCGGTAAGGGATTCCACGCTTGAGGGAGACGTAAACTCACAAATATAATTTGACGTTAATGCTGGTTTCAGTAACGTGCTTTTTAATTTACTAACTCCAATTTTTGATATGCCGGAGCTTTGTGCCATTTCTAAATAGTCTGGTGTATATATTATGTATGCGAGAAAATAGTAAGTATCATCAGGGAAGGTTTCATCCAAGGAATCCTGACAAGTATAAGGGCGATTATAATAACATTATATACAGAAGTTCTTGGGAAGTTAAGTTCATGCAGTATTGCGATAGGAATCCAGCAATACTAGAATGGGGTAGTGAAGAATTTTTCATCCCATACTATGATCCAACATCCAGAAAAGTAAGAAGATATTTTCCAGACTTCATAATCAAAGTCCATGAGAATGATGGCAGTGTCAAAAAATATGTGGTAGAAGTGAAACCAAAAAGACAAACTGTACCACCAGTAGAAACACCAAAGAAAAGAAAGAAGACTTTGATTAATGAGACTCTAACCTATGCCAAGAATGTAGCAAAATGGAAGGCAGCAAAGGAATGGTGTGCAGATCATATGATGAACTTTAAGATAATAACAGAATATGAGTTAGGGTTATAAATATCTTTACTAACAAAGCACCAAGTCATAATGTCTGCTACTGGGGATCTGGTTGTTTTAAAGAAAACCAACTTAGTATATAATTACACAAAAACTACAGGAAGGAACGCACAAAGAAAGACTGTTCCGGCTCAGGATAATAACGTCAAAGTAATTTACAGTGTAAACAATAAGACTGGCTCCGTAACAGTATACCAAGACGACGGTAGAAACTTATCTGGGCAAACAACTAAATCCCTTCAAGGACTAGAACTTGCAGTATGGACTCCAACTAAAGGTGGAGGTGGAGAGTGGTATGCAATAGGTCAAAGTGGAAAAACAATTCCCACCAAAGCACCAGTTGACCCTACATGGGATCAACTATCAGGAGATTTGTATACTACCGGACTCACTAATGGAAACAAGTTGATTAGCCTGGTTAAAGAAGATGTAAAAGCACTTCCAGTTAAAGACAAACAAAATGTCATTGGTGTTCCAGGAGTTCCTCCAGTAGAATCTGTAGATGAAACTTCGGGCACAGAAGGATCTGAAGAAGAAAATGATTCAAAACCCACAGTAGAACCAGAGAAAGAAACCTTTGGTGTTAGAAAAGACTTTGAAAGTCTGACATATCCAAAAGAAATACCATTGAATGTTCAAGATATTATCAAATTTGAAATCGTAGAATACAAAACCCTCTCATTCTCAAAAACAACATCTGGTAGTCAAGTTCAAGATGCTGGTGCTCCAACAACACTATTCACTGGAGCAAAACAAAGAATAAAACAAGATGCAATAGGATCAATCAGTTTAGCAATTCAACCACCAGTAACAGACACTAATGGAGTGAACTGGACAGACACTGGAATTAACCTGGTTCAACTAGGTGTTGCAAGTTTATCTTTAGGATTTATTGAAAATGGATTTGGAGGAGCACAGGATGCAGCAGGACGATTGGTAGATAGAACAAAAGCTGACAGTGGGACAATCAAAAGTGCTCTTGAAAAATATTTTGCAGGAAAAGCAGCACAAGCGAATAACTTACTAAGTAGACTTACTGGTAGTGTCCTAAATCCAAACTTAGAAACACTATTCGAAGGACCAAGAACCAGAACATTTAATTATCAATTCCAATTCACTCCTAGAGATGAAGAGGAAGCAGTAGAAGTTAGAAAAATTATTCGCACATTCAAAGAAGCAATGGCAATCCAAAGAACTAAGGGATTGTCATTCCTGAAAGCTCCATATGTTTTTCGAATTAGATACTTATATAAAGGTGGAGAAGATCACCCATACATTGGGCGAGTAAAAGGACCTTGTGCCTTGAAAGACTTACAAACTGATTATACTCCAGAAGGATCTTATATGACCTATGAAGGAGATAAGGATGGTGGTTCAATGGTTAAATATACTATAACAATGGTATTTCAAGAACTTGATCCAATATACGCAGATGATTATGAAAGACTTGGAGACAAAACGATTATAGGTTACTAAAAATGGCAATCAAAACTTACTTCAGGAACCTACCAGATTTTAACTATGTTAATCTGGATTCAAACCTATCATCAGAATATACCAGAGTTAAAAATCTATTCAAAAGAGGAGAACTCAGATCCGATATATTTGTCAACTTAACATTTTTCAACAAGTATTCTATTGTCGGAGACGAAAGTCCAAATGAAGTATCATTAAAGTTATATGATACTGAAGAGTTTGATTGGGTTATTCTATTAGCAAACAATATTATTAATGTGAGAGACGAGTGGCCGTTATCCAATGACTCACTCTACAATCATCTTATTGACATTTACGGAAGTGAAGAGAATCTCCAAAATATTCATCACTATGAGACTATTGAAGTAAAAGATGATTCTGGTCGTGTTGTTCTCAGAAAAGGATTAAGAACTGAAGAGATGTATTCATTTACTTACTATGAGAGATCAACCCAGCAAAACATAACCGTATCAAATGCATCTGAAGCAATTTCAAATTATGTGAATGCAATCAGAAAAGAAGAAGAGAAAAGAAATATTTTTGTATTGAAACCAGAGTATCTAAACGTACTCACGAATGATATCGAAACAATCATGCAATATAAAGAGGGCGGAGAACAGTATGTGTCCCCCACCCTCAAACAAGGCGATAATATTAAATTATTCTCTTAACCGTTAACGAGTTCCTCAAAGAAACTCATGGGATCATCGTCATCCTTCTTAGGTGTGATGTCTGGGGAGTTGAAGTCTTCAGACTGCTTACTCTTGCGATAAGAGTCCTCTAGTTCTGCCATCACATCAGTTTCTTGTGTAGGAGCAGGTGCTTTGAATTGTTCAAATGCCTGTTCCTCATTACGTACTGCTTGTGCTGGAGAAGAGAGTTTCAGAACATCATTCATACGCTTCTCTAGTTGCTCGTAAGTCTTGAACTTGTCAGGAGCAACAATATCCTGGAGAGAGTACTCTTTCTTCCAGATTGCTTCTAGAGCGTCATCATCATCCAGTAGAGGAGATACAGGAGCGAAATCAGACTTATCGTAGTTCCAGTAACCAGCAACCTTGGTGATCTTCAGTTTGAAGTTAGCACCTTGCCAGAAATCGAAAGGATTGATTGGTTCTTCATCTTCGAACTCAGGTTGCATGGAAGCAAGGATCTTATCAAAGATCTTCTTACCAAACTTGTAAAGGAATACCTTACCTTCGTTCTCAGGATGCAGAGGATCCTTGACAACGTAGATGTTGGCGTAGTAAGACAGTTTACGCTTCTGCTTCTGACTTACGATATCCTTCTTCTTTTGTTCTCCACTGTTCCACAGTTCGCGATTGTATTCACCAACGGGATCTTTCTTACCTATAGTGGTCAGGG